CTCGCGCGTGACCTCGCTCGCGCCTGCGGAGATCGATCCGATGGATGAGCTGCTCGGGCGTGGCGCGTGAGACCTACCCGCGCACGCTGCGGCGCTACGCGCGGGACGTGCTCCGCGGGCGCGTCGTCGCTGGCGAGCTCGTCCGACTCGCATGCGCGCGCGCGGCGCGAGATCACGCTGACCCGAGCTCGCGCGGTCTCATGTGGCGCGAGGACCGCGCGCGCCGCGTGCTCGACTTCTTCCCGTTGCTCCGCCACTTCGAGGGTCGATGGTCGGGGTTGCCGTTCGCGCTCGCTCCGTGGCAGGAGTTCATCCTGGCCGAGTTATTCGGTTGGTATCGCGCGGACGGTCGCCGCCGCTTTCGTCACGCCCACATCGAGATCGCGCGTAAGAACGGGAAAACCACGATGCTAGGCGGAATCGGGCTCTATCTGATGATCGCCGATGGCGAGAGTGGAGCGCAGGTTTATACCGCCGCGACGAAGCGAGATCAGGCGAGCATCATGCACAGGGCTGCGATCCAGATGGTCCGAGCCAGCAATTCGCTCTCGCGTCGACTAACTGTCTTCAAGAATTCGATCTCGGACCCGGCGTCTGCGTCGAGCTATCTACCGCTCGGAGCCGATTCGAAGACGCTCGATGGCCTCAACGTTCACGGCGCGCTGATCGACGAGCTGCACGCGCACCCGAGCGGCGATCTCTACGAGGTATTAGACACCGCGACCGGCGCTCGCGTCAATCCACTGGTGCTATCGATCACAACTGCCGGCGACGATCATACGAGCTTCTGTTATTCACAGCGCGAGCACGCCGAGCAAGTGCTGCGCGGCGTATTCGTGGATGATTCACTGTTCGCGTTCGTCGCGTCTCTAGACGATGGTGACGACTGGTCCGATCCTAATGTGTGGCGCAAGGCGAACCCGAATCTTGGCGTGACCGTGCTCGCCGATGATCTGGCCGCGAAGGCCGAGCAGGCGAAGCAAGCGCCGCACCGCCAGAATCACTTTCGGCGCTACCACGCGAATCAGTGGGTGCGCCAAGTTACGCGCTGGCTCGATCTCGGCCGGTGGGACGAATGCGCAGGCGACGAGCTACCCGCCGAGATCGAGGCTCGTTGTGCCGGCCGCGTCGGTTATGCAGGACTCGACCTCGCGAGCACGACCGATGTATGCGCGCTCTGCATCGTGTTTCCGCCGGACGATCTAGACGCCGGGACTTTCGACGCGATCTGGCGTTTCTGGATTCCCGAGGACGGGCTATCGGAGCGCGTGCGGCAGAGCAAGGTGCCGTTCGACCGCTGGGAGCGCGAGGGATGGGTGATCGCAACGCCCGGAAACGTGACCGACTATCGCGAGGTTCGAGCCGAGATCATCCACGCCTGCCGCGAGAAATTCTGCGTCAAGCAACTAGCCTTCGACCCGTGGAACGCTAGTTCTCTATCGTCCGAACTCGCCGATGAAGGATTCGAGCTCGTCAAATTCCCACAGAACTACGCGAACATTTCGGCTCCGACGAAGGAGCTCGAGAAGCTCATCCTATCAGGACGCATCCGACATGGCGGGCACCCGATCGCCCGCTGGATGGCGGACAACCTCGAGGTGCGCGAGCACGACGGCGCGATCCGACCTGTGAAGCCGAATAACGCTATGTCACACAAGAAGATCGACGGCATGGTCGCGCTGATCATGGCCCTTGACCGCGCGATGCGTCGCCCGTCTGGCGCGAGCAACGTCTACGAGCAGCGCGGAGTCCTTCTGATATGAGCGCGCGCGAGGCGATCTCGGATTTGCTCGTGATGTCTGGATTCTCGTCGATCGTGTTTGGCGCATGGCTGATCTACGAGCCGTCGGCGTATCTCATCGGCGGCGCGCTCGCGGGTGCCGCCGGCTGGCTGATCGGGAGGGGCGGCCAATGATCGTGCGAGCAGTCGAGAGCGCATTCGAGCGGCGCGCACTCCCGACGACCGACATCGGTTGGCGGCAGCTCTATCAATCTGGCGGGCTCGGATTCCAGACAGCGGCCGGCCGCGACGTGAGCGAGACGACAGCGCTCACGCTCTCAGCCGTCTACGCCTGCGTGCGAATCATCTCGGAGAGCGTCGCGCAGCTACCGCTAATCTTGTATCAGCGAGTGGGCCGCGCGAAGCGCCGCGCGATGGATCATCCGCTCTGGGCGCTGCTGCACGGATCGCCTAACACAAGACAGACCGCCTACGAATTCAAGCGATTCGCGGCTTCGAGCCTCGCTCTCCGAGGGAATACCGTCGCCGCCGTGATCCGCGATCTGACCGGGCGCGTCGTCCAAATCTGGCCGCTGCGCTGGGAGCAGGTCGAGGTCCTCGTCGATCCGCTAGATCAGTCCAAGCTGCTGTTCCGCTGGCGGCCGAGCACTGGATCGGTGCAGGAATGGCGCCAGTCCGAGGTCTGGTATGCGCACGGGCAATCGATCGACGGCGTTGTCGGCGTTTCGCCAATCGGTTATGCGCGCGAGGCGATGGGGCTCGGGCTAACGCTGCAAGACTACGCGGCCCGCTACTTCGGGAACGGCGCACGTCCCGGCGGAGTCCTGGAGACTGAGCAGCAGCTCAGCGACGAGGCGGCCGTTCGGCTGCGCGAATCATGGCAGGCGCAATACAGCGGGGACAATGCGCACCGCGTCGCGGTGCTCGAACAAGGATTGAAATATCACGCGATCAGCGCGAGCCCAGAAGATGCGCAGTTCTTGGAGTCAAGGAAATTCTCGGTGCTCGAAGTCTCGCGCTGGTTCGGCGTTCCGCCTCACATGATCTTCGACCTCGAGCGAGCGACGTTTTCCAACATCGAGCACCAGTCGCTCGAGTTCGTGAAGTTCCACCTCGGGCCGTGGCTCGTGAATATCGAGACGACGCTCGAACGTGATCTACTTAGCGCAGAGGAACGCTCGCAGGGCTACTACCTCAAGTTCAACGTCGGCGGACTTCTGCGCGGAGACTCCGTTGCGCGGTCGAATTCGCACCGGACCGGCGTTCTGACCGGATACCTAACGCGGAACGAAGTTCGCGAGCTCGAGGACCTCGACCCGATCGAAGGACTCGACGAGCCGCTGACTCCGCTCAACATGGCGCAGGGATCGGAGCCGCAGATCGAGATCCCGAGCGACGAGGAGACTCAGCGCGCAAGGATGCGCGCTGCGCTCCGCCCGATACTGCTCGACGCTGCGTCGCGGATCGTTCACGTCGAGTCGCGCGAGATCCGGAAAACGCGCGGCGCACGCGCTGAGATCGAGGCTCTCTACGCGCCGGACGGTGAGATCCGCACCTACGCTGCTCGCGCGCTCGCGCCTGTTCTTCACGCGCTCCAGGTGCAGATGGATCCGATCGTCGAGCAGGTCTGCGCCGATGCGCTCGCGGAGCTCGCGGTGTGCGAGCTCGAGCCGACGCTCGCGCGCTGGCGCGATCTGCGCGCAGCCGAGATCGCAGGAGCCGTGACCGGGGAGCGCGTCGCCGCGGCGCCGCCACCGAAACCTCGATCGATCCGCCGGACGGTCGTCCGAGATGCTGCCGGTCGGATCGCGGAGATCGTTGACACGGAGGCCTGATGGCGAATTTCCGACCTGCGAATGCGCTGAGAAACGCGATGGTAGACGCTATCCGGGATCGCATCGATGCGGGCGCAGGCGCCGGCTTCGTGCGCATCTACGACGGCACGCAGCCAGCGAACGCCGAGACGGCGATCACGACGCAAGTGCTGCTCGCAGAGATTCCATTCGCCGACCCGAGCTTCGCGGCAGCCAGCGCCGGATCGGCGTCGGCGAACGGACTTCCGATCGAGGACTCGAGCGCGAACGCGACCGGCACTGCTACATGGGCGCGCATCGTAGACAGCAACGGAGCTACCGTATACGACTGCGACGTCGGGACGAGCGGCGCGTCGATCAACCTCAATACGACATCGATCGTCGCTGGAGGTCCCGTCCGAATCACGTCTGCGACTCATTCGGTGCCGGCTTCCTGATGCACGCGCTAGTCAATCTCGGGAGGCATCGTGCAGTGCATTCTGACCAGCTCGAGCGTTGGATCGGAAGCGACGCGGTCGCGCGCGTATCTGCTTCGATGCGCGGCTGGTACGGTCCGCCGATCGCTGTCGATGGCGTGCCCGGCGCGGTCTACGCCGGTCGGGACGGTGACTTTTCCGGCGTGCTCCGCGCCGGTTACGAGGCGACGAAATTCGACCGCGCGTTCGAGCTCGTTCGACGCATTGCTAGTGGTGTTAGGCGCTCGGCATCGAAGTCTCAGTTATACGCTGGATTCGCCTCACTCTCCGACCTGATCGCCGAGGCGACAGCTGGGAAACGGCGAGAATTCATTTTTCAGAAGGTCGGCGTGACTGGCGTCACTGGTGGATGCTCGTCTCTCTGGGGTCTCGGGAATCAGCCGGCAGCCGGATCGAATGCCTCGAATGCGCCGGGCGGCGATACTCCCACGGACGCAACGACCGGCGCATTCATCTTCTCGAATCCGACCGGCGGCGACACCCAGCATTTCGTTGGCGCGTACCCACTCGCGACCGTGGCTGGGAACACGCTGTTGCTCTACGACAGGATTTTTCAGGTCAACAAGACGATGAATAGCACGGCGATCGAGGCCGTGACTGGAGTTCCGACCCGCTACCAGAGCACGACTGCCGGAGCAGTCGACAGCGCGGAAGGAAATTTCCTTTTCCCCGAGGTGGGCGGAACCGCGCTCGCTGCGACCGCTCATTCGTGGACGACTTGCCTCTATAACGATCAGGCGAACGCGGCATCGACCCTGCCGTCTCTGACTGGCGTCTCTGGAGCAATCGTTAGGCGACTGGATATGGTCCCAGGGCTATGGTTCGCTCCACTAGCAATCGGCGACACCGGAATCAAATCTCTGACTCAAATGCAGTGCAGCGCGCTAGTCGCTACTGGCGTAATCAATTTCGTGATCGGGCATCCGATTGCATGGATGCCGTGCCCGATCGCGAACCTAATCTGCACTGTCGATGGAATTAACACGGCATTCAATCTCACCAGAATCTTCGACGATGCAGCCCTTGCATTCCTCGAGGTCATGAAGCCGAGCACGACGGCCACGACGTACACAGGAACATTCACCTCGGTCTCTGGTTAGTCGATGCGATTCCTACTATCAGGCATTCGCAGATTCCTCGAGGCGCAGCTCCAGTGGGCGCCCAAGCTGAATTCCCACGATCCGAATCCGCCGATCACGATCGAGAATCCTGCGGCGAGCGAGGTAACCGGCACGCTCGCAATTTCCACCGTCGCCGCGATGAATGCGAGCGGAGCGCGAGGCGAATCCGGCTCGCTGGCAGCATCGGCTACGGCTGCGGCGAATCTCGCAGGATCTAGGGGCGAAACCGGAACGATCGCCGTAGCTGCCAATGCGCAGGTCGCCGCATCCGGGACCGCAGAAGGCCCGACGATCTCCGGATCGCTGACGATCTCAGCCTCCGCGAACCTAGCAGCGGACGGGGATATCGTTGTCGTAATCGCGGGCGGAGGCGCCGCACGGCGCGCGCCGTACGCACCCTACCCGCCAAGTACGGTCAAGGCAAAGCTTGAGATCGAGCTCGCCCTGCCGGTCGTCGCATCCCGTGGTGAGTCGTTCGCGGCGTTCAACGCGCAGGGGTCGGTCGCGGTCGTTCTGCCGCGCCTCGATGCACAGGGCACGGCGGAGAACGCGGAGCCTCCGATTCTGCGCGTCCTCGAGACCGCTCCGCGCGCGGCGGCCGTCTTCGGCTGCGGGCGAATCATAGCGGCGGCGAGGATCTCCGGCGGCGGAAAACACTACGTCGACCATCGCGACGAGGAAGAGATCCTCGCGCTGTTGATTCCGATGGATCTGGCCGCCTAGCGCGGTAATGGGGGAAAGAGATGAGAGCGAGACACGAGCGAGCAAGCGAGGCGCGGGAGCTCCGATCTTGGGGATCGGTCGAGATGCGCGCGGACGACGCGAGCGGGATGCCGAAGATCGTCGGACACGGAGCCGTATGGGATCAAGAGACCGAGCTCTGGCCTGGGATGCACGAAGTCATCAGGCGCGGAGCATTCTCGAAAACGCTCGCCGAGGCGCGCGACATCAAGTCGCTGTTCAATCACGACTCGAACATCGTCCTCGGTTCGACGCGCGCGCGCACGCTCGCGATCGTCGAGGACGAGCGCGGCCTCGCATACACGATCGATCCGCCGGCGACTCAGCTCGTTCGGGATCAAGTCATCGAGCCAATGCGCCGTGGCGACATCTCGGGATCGAGCTTTGCGTTCCGCGTGGTGAAGCAGGCATTCACCGAGCGCCCGGACGGCTCGGAGCTGCGCGAGCTGCTGGAGGTCGAGCTCTTCGAGGTCTCGCCGGTCACCTTCCCGGCCTACGAGGGCGCCGAGTCGCAGATCCGATCGATGCTCGGAGTGCGTAAAAATAGCGAGAAATTCACGCGCGCCGCCGGACTGCTCGGAATTCTACGCGGAGAGGGCTTGACCGATGCCGAGATCGGCGCTCTGCTATGCGACACGAGCAGTCAGCTCGCCGAGCAAATCCGGGCCGCCGTCGCGGCTCGTGAGGACGCAAAGGCGCGCGCGGCTGCGATGAGGATCTGACGGCGCCGCGGGCGCCAAGAGAGCTCCAGCGCACCTCGCGAAGAGCCGGGCTCCGTCGAGCCCACTCCTGCACCGGGCAGCGCACCGACTCGACCTCTCAACCGAGGCCGCGGCGCGTGCTTTTCGCTCCCGGCCTAGCAGGAGAACGGCATGAAGCGATCCCAGAAACTCGCGATCGATCTCAGGACGAAGCTCGACGAGCACCAGCGCATCACGGACCTCGCAGACATGGAGGCACGCGACCTCACCGGCGACGAGAAGATTCGGTCGGAATCGCTGCTTTCGGAATGCGAGGGGCTCAAGAGCGAGATCGAGAAGTGCGAGGCCGCCGAGAAGCGCGCGGAGGACCTCGCGAGCTTCGTCTCGGCGGGGACACGCCCGGCGCCGGCTGCGCAGATCGAACGGACCGCGCAGACTTCCGTCCGAGCGACTGCGGCTCATGTCCGCGAGACGCGACCCTACTCGCTGTCCCGTGCGATCATCTCGACGATGCGGGACGTCTCGGGGATCGATGCGAAGCTCGAGCGCCGCGCCAGCGACGAACTGATCGAGTACTACGGCGATGCGCAGCGGCAGGTCCGCGGCATCCTCGTCCCGCCGCGCGCGCTGCTCACGGCAAGCGAGCGGATCGACGCCGAGCAGCGCGACATCGAGAAGACCGGCACCGCGTCCGGCGCCTCGCTGATCGCCACCGACTTCCTCGGCTCCGAGTTCATCGAGGTACTGCGGAACAAGGCTCTCGTGGTGCAGGCCGGCGCGCGCGTGCTCGCCGACCTCCAAGGCGACGTCTCGATCCCGCGGCAGAACGCGG